AGACGACCTACCGCTTACAAGGCGGTTGCTCTACCTCTGAGCCAATCGGGCTTTCATTCTATTTACATGAATTATATCACAGGGAAACTTTTTTGTCAAGCCTCTCCGTGATATCTAGGATAACAAAATTCTACTATGCTTTGGAACACCTGCAAGCAAGTAATCCATTTGATCCGCAAGTATTGTGCGGTTCTGTAGAATCATGTTTTCGTAATGATTTGGTGCATATGGAACATACAACAATTCTAAGCCACATTCTTTTAACAGTTTGTGACCTTTCTTTGCGTTACAGTCCTTACATGCAGTAACCACGTTCATCCAAGTGTTTTCACCACCTCTACTCTTAGGCAGAATGTGGTCACGACTTAGATTATTATAATTGGGGAAATGCCCACCGCAGTATGCACACACATAACGGTCACGACCGAATAGTGTACGGTTGCTTAGTGCAACATTGGCATGCTTGTGTGGATTGAAACCATGACCTTTAATAGCAATAATGCTAGTAGTTTCTAGGTAACTCATTTCACCGTCGTTTTGAAGACCACCACGATACTTAGCTACAACTTCCCCTAATGCCCATGCAATTGCATTCTTTGCATGGTAGGTAATTGCGTCATCGTATGAGATCCACTGCCGGGGAACTCCTGAGATATCTAGTGCTAGAACAGCCATTTTCTACTCCTTTGTTGCTATTGTCACTATAACTATTTAACTAGTTTGGAGGGTCATAGAGGATTCGAACCTCTGACTGCTGGTTTCGAAGACCAGAACTCTTCCGCTGAGTTAATGACCCTTAGTATATCATAAAAATGAATTACTGTCAACCTTTGGTACCCCCACTGAGATTCGAACTCAGATATCTTTTAAGATGCTCCCTTTTGAGGAGAGTGACTTTACCAATTTGTCTATAAGGGTATTGGGTTGGTAGCACAAGCTGGACTCGAACCAGCAACACATGAATTTTCAATCCACTGCTCTACCATTGGAGCTATTGTGCCATAATAATTTGGGGAGTCACACGGGGAACGATCCCGTACTACCAGTTTCACAGACTAGGGTGCGAACCTCTACACTAGTGACTCCATAGAAAAAGAACAGGATGCTTATTTTTCAATTACAAGTTGAATTTTTTTTATTTGCTGAACGCATCCTAAAAGTGGTCTGGGTAGGAGGATTTGAACCTCCAGCCTCCGAGTTCCAAGCCCGGCCGTCTACCAAGTTGACAATATACCCAGTTAATTTTGGCGGAAGACAGAGGAGTCGAACCCCATCCCTGTTAAGAGAACCTGGTTTTCAAGGCCAGTCGGCGGACCATCCCACCTGCATTATCTTCCATTGTTTGGTGGACCGTAAGAGGATCGAACTCTTACTTCCGAGTTGCAAGCCCGGTGTGCTCCCATTATCACTAACAGCCCATGAATAAGTTTTCGGGAACTAATTCGGTGTACACTTGAATTAGTTTGTCTCGTATACAAGAGTTTATCGACCTTTATAATCTACTGGTGTGTCACACATGCCGCCATGTGCTAGATTACAAGGGACTCAATCATATCGTCTATCCCGAAATTTGGTAGCCATGGACAGTTTTGAAATGTCGACCTATCGCTTATCAAGCGATTGCTCTTCCTCTGAGCTACACGGCTAAATTGTTTGGTGGATGTAAGTAGATTTGAACTACTGACCTATTCCGTATGAAGGAATTGCACTACCGCTGTGCTATACATCCGTTATTGGTGCTGATGGCGGGATTTGAACCCACGACCTCTTTCTTACCAAGAAAGTACACTACCACTGTGTTACATCAGCATGTTGGTGCGACCGGAGAGATTCGAACTCCCGACTCCTAAGTTCGTAGCCTAGTACTCTATCCAACTGAGTTACGGTCGCATATATTGGTATCCTGCACGGGAATCGAACCCGTCTCTGCGACTTGAAAGGCCACTGTTCTTAACCGATAAACTAGCAGGATATAAATTTGGCAGAGGGTACTGGGTTCGAACCAGTGATAACAGAGTCAAAGTCTGTGGTGTTACCGCTACACTAACCCCCAACATATTATTCTAGCAGTGCGTACTTTCGACCTTCGAAGGGTCTGTTTTTCCTCGCACTATGCTATTCTAAAACATGCTAACGACTTAATTTCTCAAGCCGGGTCTGTGTGTCAGCATGTTTTAGAATAGCATCTTTCGATGCTATGATAGGGTTGATACCCTACCCAGTAGTCTTACTTTTCACGTTGTCGCCATGAATTTCATGTATACTGTCCGCCCGTTTACTACTGTTTATAGTGCGTAGTGTAGACCTCGTTTCTACATTTTAACACTTAGTTAGTTTTTAAGCAGTTTGTCTGCTCTCTGCACTAACTTTACATGATTGAGAACACGTTTTAGTTTGTCCTCAATTAATTTTTTCTTTTGTTCCTCTGTCATTACGTGATTCTTAAACCAATTCGTTTTGTCAGAAGAAACCGATTCTATATCCTTTTTCAATTTCTGTCAAACTCCTATGTTGTTTTTATGCTACAAAAGCAAAAACCCCTGAGACTTTTTAGTTTCCCAGGGGTTTCATAAATTTGTTAGAGTTAGTTACTTTTTAGCGTAACCTGCTCCTTCTATGAAACTCCCCGGTAGCCCCTCATCATTATATGATGTGCGAATACTTGGTGTATTAAACGCAAAGGCTGACATCACGGGCTGTGTTGGTGCTATTGACCATAAGCCTGTATGTTTTCTCAGCGATTGGCAGTTAATATTCTTCATAGTCTTTTATTTAGTCCTAGTTATCAAATTTCTTTTTTTAAGTCGCTTTTTTGCGCCTTTTCTCAATTCATGTATGAAGTATAGCAGCCTTCTGCTTATACGTCAACCTTCTTGTTACCCATTTACAACACATTGTTCCCAATGTGTTTTCTCAATTCATGTGTGAAGTATACACGGCATTTGAATTATTGTCAACATCTTTTAGCGTTTATTTATCACTTAACACTTTTGTTTGCAATAAATATTAGTATGAACTTCAACACCAAAAATTACCCCGTAGTCTTGTTAAGCTACGATGAGCCTAATTATACACAAAATTTTATTAAATTGCAAGCCTTGTACCCAACTGCTTTGCACGTGCATGGAATTTTTGGTAGCGACACTGCACACAAGGAAGTTGCTAGGTTGGTTCTAGAAGAAGATCCTACTGCTACACATGTTATCATTGTAGACGGAGACAATGAGATACGTGATGATTTCATCAATGCTTCCTATAATTTTGTAGATGATGTAGACATAAACAATAATGTAGTTAGTTTCAGTGCTAGGAACAATGTCAACGGGAATCAATACGGTAACGGTGGCATCAAAGTATGGCCTATTCATATGTTACAATCAATGCGTACACATGAGAACAGCGATAATCCAAATAGCATAGACTTTAACATAACCAACTACTTAGAACTAAATCGTGTAGGGAGTGATACTGTCATTAATGAAAGCCCGTTACAAGCATGGAGAAGTGGCTTTCGTGAGGGCTATAAACTAACTCTATGGGCTGAGTACTGTACTATGAACTGGCGTAACTATGATAGACTATGGAGATGGATGCATGTAGGTAGTGATGTTACCAACGGTCTGTGGGCTATCTATGGGGCTAGAATGGGATGTTTCCTAGCACTTAACGGATATGACACCAGCAAATTGCGTGACAATAATCATACGACTGAAATGTTTAACGGGTTTTATGATACTTACAAAGACAACCTAGAGTCTGAGTGTAATAGGATAGGAAATCTTATACGAGTTAAAACAAATGACCAAAGACTAACAAATGTTTTGTCAATCTCAGATAGCCAAGAGTTTAGAACTAATATCAAACCCATAGTACGCAGTCCAGAAAAATTCATAAAATACAAATACCATCCACCGTATGATGTAGTGTTTATTAGTTTTAATGAACCAAATGCAGAGAAGAATTACAACCTGCTTAAAGAAAAATGTCCAAAAGCAAAAAGAGTTGACGGGATTGTGGGGATACACAACGCTCACATTGAAGCAGCCAAGTTATGCGATACTGATTACTTCTGGGTAGTAGATGCAGATAGCATCATCATGGACGATTTCATATTTGAATATGACATTGATTTCTACAGCATAGATACGGTGCGAGTTTGGCGTAGTAAAAACCCAGTCAATGGTTTGGTATACGGCAACGGTGGAGTGAAACTATTACCTAGAATGTCTACTCTAAGAATGTTAAAAAACAAGCCAGACATGACTACTAGTATTAGCACACATTACGAACCTATATTTAAAATTAGCAATATTACTGAATTTAACATAGATCCTTTTAGTGCATGGCGTAGTGCATTTCGTGAATGTGTAAAACTAAGTAGCAAGATAATTGATAGACAAAATGACAACGAGACACAAGTTAGATTAGATACTTGGTGTACATTAAATGACAATGCTAGATACGGCTATTACTGTTATGCAGGTGCATTAGCTGGCAAAGAATACGGATTAAAAAATAAAGGTGACATAGAAGCACTTAGCAAAATAAATGATTATGTATGGCTAAGAGAGCAATATGACAAATTTCACTGAGATACCTTTTGACAATATAGTTAAGTTTGGTCAGCAAACAATGATGGACGAGGGTATATTCAGCATAAGCTGGATACTTGGACGTTTTTGTAACTACAAGTGTAGCTACTGTTGGCCTTATGCTAATACACAAACGCCGGATCACCAAGAACTTGAAGTCTATATTAGAACTATGGACAATATTAGAATGCAGGCAAGTAACAATGGCTACACAAAGTTTCATTGGAGTTTCAGCGGTGGCGAACCCACAGCATATAAACATTTCTTAGTGTTAGCAGAAAAAGTATCATATGATTCAATTCACATGACTACTAACTTAAGCCCAGGTATTCAATGGTGGGAACGTTGGTTAAAGGCTACTGAACTAAGTAGACGCCGTAGCATTACTGCTAGCTTTCACCATGAGTTTGCAAATGAAAAAGAGTTTGGTGACAAGATATTGTTCTTAAACAAAAACAATGTATTTGTTACAGTGAATCAAGTTATGATTCCGGAACAGTTTCAACAACTCTATGATAGATGTAAACGTTTGGCTGATAGAGGTATCAATGTAACATTAAAGCCACAAAGTGACCCAACTGCTAGTAAAATAGTTGACGGGTACGATGAAGATATGATACAATTGATGCGTACTGGGTTCCCACAACATGTTGAGGAAAAAGAACTGTTACAAATAAAATTGATAGATAATACTAACACTATATGGTACTTAGACCAAGCAGAACGATTCAATGCATTTGGGTTTAATAAATTCAAAGGATGGATGTGTAATAGTGGTTATCAGGGCATTGTCATACGTGAGAATGAAGTTAAGCGTAGTTATAGTTGCCACGATCCAATACTAGGAACATTAACAAATGGGTTTAAATTATTTGATAAACCCCAAATTTGTATTACTTCTAGTTGTGTAAGTAGTGCAGATAGTAAGATACCTAAGAAAAAAAATGATATTTAAAAATATGTTTAAAGAAAGTATTGTGAGTAAAATTAAACGAGGTAAGTTTTTGCCAGTTCCATATAAATATCCTAAAAATATGTATGATCTTAATAGTGAATCATATCGAACCAAAGAATTTAATGAAATAGATTGGGCTAATAGTATAGTAATATTTGGATGTTCAAATGTATTTGGTAATGATGACAATAATGATACGTTGAGTAATCAATTACAGAAAATGATTAATTATCCGGTCATTAATATGGGAGTATGCGCTTCGTCCATGGAGTTTAGTTTTTTTAATAATATGATACTAAAACATAACTACCCGACACCTAAAGCAGTTGTTAACGTTTGGACTGCTATCGAAAGGACGACTTATTATCTTAAAGATAAAATAATCAACCACGGATCTTGGAATCCAAACGAAATATATATGAGTGCATATAACGAAACACGTAGTCATTCAGAAGTACATGCAACAATGATGCAATTAATTACTAAACAAGCCTGGATAGAAAAAACACAATATTACGAATGTACTTTTTTTCATAGTACTGCTAAATTGTTAAAATTATATCAACACAAATGCATAGATAGAGCCACAGATAATATGCACCCGGGACCAAAAACAACACATACTTTAGCAACAAAAATTAGGGAAGAGTTATGCTTGTAGATTCTGATCACTTACATCATTGGATGCAAGCTATCCGTCAAAGTAATAATCCAATGCGTACACTAGATGCATTTTGGAGTGGACAACTACGTAGTAAAGAATGGCTAATAGATTGCTTGGATGAGCATATACATTTTGGTTCATCAATTGATATTCACGGTGGATGGGTAGGTGTATTAGCTAGTATGCTATTTCAATCTAATATCCCTATCACTCATATACGTAGTGTAGACATTGATCCTCACGTTAAACATATTGCAGAAGAAATGAACCGAATTGAATTTCACCAGGGTAGATTTCAATCTATAACCAGTGATATGTGTGGTCTTATTAATTATACCGCAGATATCGTAATAAATACTAGCTGTGAACACCTGACACAAGAGCAATACAATAGCTGGTTATATAATACTCCCGTTGATAGTCTAATTGTTGTTCAAGGAAATAATTATAAAATTGACGAGCATGTACGTCCCAGCAAA